AGTGCCCGAACCAGACCGATGTTTTTCTGCGAGCCTACAACCCTTGACAATGGTTGTGGGTTGTGGGGAACGGGTTGTCTCAAGGTCAAATGGCGAAGGCGCTTGGCATCAGCCAGCAAGCCGTCGCCAAAGCCGCCAAGCGCGGGATGCCACTGACCAGCGTTGAAGACGCGCTGGCATGGCGACGGGTTAACCAAAGCACCAAACGCACCAAGGTCAGCGCCGGGCCAACCCCGACCCCAGAGCCCATCGGCCTCTCCGCCCTGCCCGAACTGCCCGATGATCTGGCCGTCACCGACAAGCTTCGCCGCATAGCGGTCAATGACTTTGAGCGGGCCAGCACGATCCAAGAGCGCAGCGCCGCCAGCCGCACGGTGAAAGACGCCGAGGAGGCTCACGAGATCCGCAAGCGCGACCTCGTGCGCTCCGAGCAAGAGGCGCAAAACCTCATGCACAGGGATCAAGTGCAAACCGTCATTGCCGAGGAGGTCGGCAAGCTCCGCGCCCTGCTTGAAGCCATGCCCGGCGCCATCGCTATGGCAGCCAACCCTCACGACCCCGAACTGGCCCGCGATGCCGTAGCCGACTACTTGGAGCAAGTCTTCTCGACGTTAAGCAATACAGGCAATGCGCTGCGCGTGGATTCCTGACAGCCGCGAGAAGGCGCTGGCGATGTGGCGGGCCCAATGGGTGCCTCATCCGCGCCAAAGCGTGACCGAGTGGGCCGAGGCCAACTTGTCTTTCTCGTCCCGCTTCACCTCGTCACCGGGGCCGTTCCGCGTCCGCAGTTATCCGTATATGCGCGAGTGGCTTGACTGCTTCCACCCTGCGAGCGGCGTCCGCTCGATGGCGCTGCTCTGCGGCGCCCAGGTGGCAAAAAGCACGGCCATCCAAGTAGGCATGGCCTACCGCCTCGTCCGCGCCCCGGCTCCCGCGCTGTGGGTGCTCGACACCCAGACCAACGCCCAATCGTTTTCCGAGTCGCGCTGGCAAGTGATGATTGATGACAACGAGGTTCTGCGCGCTCAACTCCCGCGCAACAAAGACAAATTCAAGAACCTCGACCAAGCGTTTGCGCGGATGCATCTCTGGTTCATCGGCAGCAACAGCCCCGGCAACCTCGCGGGCCGCTCCATCTCGCTTCTCTGCTTGGACGAGGTGGACAAATACAAAACCAAGACCAAGCAGGAAGCCGCTGCCGTGCAGCTTGCCGTCCAGCGTGTCGCGTCCTTCCCGATGCACCTCATCGTGATGACCAGCACCCCCACGACTCAGGAAGGCTCGATCTGGAAGGCGTGGCTAGAAGGCGACCAGCGCCGCTTCTGGTTGCCGTGCCCGCATTGCGGCGAGATGACCCTGCTTTCGTGGCCGATGATGAAGTGGGACGATGACGCCCGCATTGACCAAAACCAATGGGATCTGAAGCGCGTCCGCGAAACCGCCCGCCTTGAATGTCCGCATTGCAACGGCCATATCACCGACGCACTCAAAACCAAGATGCTGCGGGGAGGGGAATGGCGCGCGGAGAACGCCAACGCATTGCCGGGGCATCGCAGCTACCACTTGTCCGCGCTTTACTCGGTTCGCCGCAGCTTCGGCGCGCTGGCCGTGAAATTCCTGCAAGACAAGTCCTCGCTCATGGGCCTGCAAGATTTCGTCAACAGCATCCTCGCCGAGCCGTGGGAAGATGCCATGACCGACGAATCCCGCCCGCTCACCGTTGGCGAATACAACCTCCGCACCGAGCCCGAAGAAGGCACCGCCCGCATCATGGCCGTGGACGTTCAGCAGGATTGTTTCTACTTCGCCTGTCGCGCCTTCGCCAAAGACGGCAGCAGCAAACTTGTGGACGAAGGCCGACTCACCACCTGGGCGGATCTGGAGTTTAAGGTGCAGGAACTCGGCCTTGACCAGCAACGCAACATCGGCGGCACGATGGCAAAGCTCGTGGTGGTGGACTCAGGCTTTCGCACCGACGAGGTGCTGGATGTCTGCCTCCGCAATCGCTACATCCCGGCCAAGGGCGAAGACCGCGCGGACGGCTACGGCGTGAAATTCGGTAAGACGCTCCGCAAAGCCATCTCCGTCCTCAAGCCGTATCGGCGCGGCTATTTCCTCATGCTGTTCTCGTCACCCGCCGCGCAGGATGTGCTTGAATGGCTGCGCGGCGGCAAAGGCCCCGCGTGGACGGTGGCCGCTGACGCAAGCGAGGAATACAAAGCGCACCTCGACGCGCACCGCAAGGTGGTCAAACGCTCGCCGCTCACGGGCCGCGAGAACTACATCTGGAAACAGATCGGGCGCAGGCCAAACCATATGCTCGACTGCGAATTAATGATTCTGGCGCTGGCCGAATACGGGAACATCATCAAGCCTGCAATAGCGGCAAATGAAGTTGAGGATGCGTGATTTTGCCGTTTTTGCTCTTGTTGGCTATTGCCTCAAGAGGTTGAAGGTTTTGCCAGTTCATTGCCAAGGCAAGCTGCCTTCCGTCTGAAAGATCAAAAGCGCAAAGCGGAACAATGTGGTCAACGTGCCAATAGCTTCCGTAGTTGTCCCAATTCATGCGCCTATCAAAACGCGACTCCAAATGCTTACGCAAAGCGTCTAAAGAGCACCCGATAAGCGCCAGAGTCGGAGCTTGTTTTGATTTGCCGCACAAAAGAGAGCAAAGACGGGCGCGCAAGTGTGACGCCATGCGAAACATTGGGTCGGTTTTTCTTTTTACGCGGGCATACTTTGCGCGCTTCTTTCTTTGCAGTGCCAGCCTCTCGGAATCAGAAAAAACCCCTTCTCTCCATTTTTTGCGCCAGCCCGTTCGGCGAGCCATCAGTTTGGGATTCAACTTGTCTCGCTCGTATCTTTTCTTCGCAAGTTCGCGCTTGTGCTGAATAAAGGAAGGGTCGCTTTTTTTGTTTTCGTGATAATAGCGAGTTGCCGACGCAAGTTTGCGCGTAGGATCTTTGGCGTAATTCTTTCTGTCCCTTTCGCGGATTTGGTCTCCAAGGCGCTGTTGCCTAAGAATACATCGCTGCCGATCTTTCTCTAAAAAAGCAGCATATTTTTCAGGGTCTTGCTTAAGACGAGAAAGCCACTCGCGCCTATATTTTGCGGCCTTGGCGCGCCGAATGGCGTCCTTGTCTGCCGCATTCCGTGACATTACAGTCGAGTCAGCTTCATTCATGTTCGCTCATGTTTGAGGTTAGATGGCGGGACGAGTTGCACCTCGTTTCGCCATCGCTATTTAGGGGCTTTTTCAAGGCAATGTCAAGCGCGGCGCTTTGACACAAGCAAGCGGAATAATGAGTCCGCGCTCCTTCGTTTTTTCGGTTTGGGTGGCAAATAATAAGGACGCGGCCAAAACCGTCAGTGCTTTGGAGGCTATTGCCTCAAACCAATTCACCGTTGCAAAGGAAGGCGGAAAGGTCATCACCTCCGTCTCAATGGGGGGCAAGAGCTACTCTTTCGCGCTGCCCCCCGACCAGACCGCAGGCACCGTCGCGGATCTGGCGTTCTATTGCTGGAAAGAGATTAAGGATCTCAGCGCCGCCAATTTGGAACTCTGGCTGACACGCAAGACCAGCAAGACCGCCATCGCGGCCTTCAACTACCCGCTGCACTGATGAAACTCGCCGACCGCTGGAAACTGGTAACGAAAGCATTCTCGCCCAAGGCGCAAAGCTACGATGCCGCGCGGCCTTCGATTCAGCGTCGATTCCCTTACAACGCCACGGCGACCGACAGCCATATCGACGTATCCGGCGCCGACCGCGAGCGGCTGATGAAGTTGAGCCGCTGGGTCTACAACAATATGCCCTTTGTCCGTGGGCTGATTTGCGAGAAGGCCAGATACGCCACAGGCACAGGCATCCGCCCGCAGGCGCGCAGCGGAGATGAAGCATGGGACAATGCCGCCGAAACTTTCTTTGAGCAATGGTCGCGCGTGGCCGACATCCAAGGCCGCTACACTTGGCGCGAGATGCAGCGCATCGCCTCGGTCGCTATCGACCGCGACGGCGAAGTGTTCTTCCGCGCCACGGCACAATCGACCGGGTATCCCGCGTTGCAACTTATCCTTGCCCACCGCATTGGCGATGCCCGCTCCTCGATCTACGAGCCGAGTAACCCGACCGCCCGCGAAGGCGCGCAGAACATCATCGACGGCGTGGTGGTCAATCCGCAGCTACGCCCGATCTTCTACCGCCATCTGGTTGGCGACGGCGTTGACCCCGCGCAGCGTTTTGAGGACATCCCGGCGCAGCAACTCATCCACGTTGGCGAGGCCAGCCAGGGCGACGAGCTCCGCTACGTCACGCCGCTCGCCCCGTCCATCAACCACCTCCGCGATGTGTCGGACGCCATCTCGTTTGAGAAGATGGCGCTCAAAATTTCCTCCTACATCGCCCTCGCCATCAAGTCGAGCAACCCGCAAGGCGCGGATTTCTTTGGCGAGGCGACCCACTCCGTCAACAGCCAAGACAACAGCGAGGTCACCGTCGAAAGCCTCGGAAACGCAGGCGGCGCCATCCCGCGCCTCGGCATGGGCGAAGACCTGATCTCGTGGACATCCAACCGCCCCACGCAAAACTTCCGCGACTTCTGCGACCTTCTCTTGAGAGAAGTCTGCCTCAACATCGGCGTGCCGTGGGAATTTGCCGCGCGTCCCGCCGATGCGGGCGGTGCGGCCTTGCGCGCCGTGTTGGTTCGCGCGCAACGCACCTTTGAGCAGCGCCAAGCCCTGCTCATCGACCGCCTCTGCTCCCGCGTGTGGGCCCACGTCATCACGCTTGGTATGCAGCGCGGCCTCATTCCGCAGAACGAAAATTGGTGGCGCGTCGAATGGCAGCGCCCGGCGGCTGCAAGCGTGGACTACGGACGCGAAGCACAAGCCAACCTCAACGATGTCCGCGCCGGCCTGCGCACTTACTCCGAGGACTACAGCGAGCGCGGCCTTGAGTGGAAAGACCAGCTTCGCCAGCGCGCCGTCGAGGCCAAATATCTGGCCGACTTGTCCGCCGAGTTTGGCATCAGCGCCGACAGCATTGCCACTTTCAATCCCAACCCTGCACCGCCGACAAACAACGGCAGCGCATTGACACCGCAGCAAGCGCAATGAACGCGCGCCACTGGTATGCAATTCAACAGACCGCAGACGGCGAAGCCGAAATTGCCATTTATGATGAGATCGGCTTTGGTGGGGTTAGCGCCAAAACATTTCTTGCCGAACTCAAAAAACTTTCCGGTCAGCGTGTTCACCTCCGCATCAATTCTGTCGGCGGATCAGTTGTCGAAGGAGCCGCAATCTACAACGCGCTACGTCGGCACAAAGGCGGCTTAGTCGTTCACATTGATGCACTTGCGGCGTCGATGGCCTCGGTCATCGCTATGGCTGGCGACGAAACGCTGATTGCCGACAACGCGCTCGTGATGATCCACAACCCGTGGGGCATGACGATGGGCGATGCCGACGAACTCCGCAAAGAAGCCGACATCCTCGACAAGCTCAAGGCCACTCTGGTCAACGCTTACGTCCGCAAGACCGGGATGGAAGCCGAGCAAGTCGCGCAAATGATGGATGACGAAACGTGGCTCGATGCCACCGAAGCCGTGGCCCTCGGTTTTGCCGACGCCATCGAAGACGGCATCGAAGCCGCCGCCTCCATCACCCCCGAAGCCGCCCGTGCGCGCTTTGACACTTTCCAAAACTCTATGGCCCGTAAATCGACCAAAACCATCAAGGCCGAAGAAGCCGCTCCCGCCGAAGTTGTCGCGGAGCCCATTGTCGAAGCCCCCGTCGCTGACGAGGCGGTTGACACTTCTTCGGAAGATAACATGAACGCCGAACTTCAAGCGAAGGTTGACGCCCTCCAGGCCGACCTCGCCGCCAAAGTCGAAGCCGAAGCCGCGCAGGCGCAAGCCAGCGAGGACATCGCCAAGGAAATTGAAACCCTCAAGGCCGAAGTCGAGCGCCTCACCGCCGAAAGCGCATCCAAGGACGAGCAGATCAATGATCTCCTTGCCGCGTCCAAAAGTGCTGGTGAACAAGCTGCGGCAATCGTCGCTTCTGTTGGCCTTGAGCCCGTGGCTGTCGTGTCTGCCGAGCAAGAACTGACGCCCGCCCAAATTTTCAACAACCTTTCTGGCGCCGAAGCCGTCGAATACTACCGCAACAACAAGCGGGAGATCATGGCCTCCGTCTACTAATCTTATGGCAACAATCAATAGTTCCCTAAACGATAAACTCATCGCGCAAGCCGCGCTTGAGTCCTTCACTGCGGATCTCGAACCGCTCTCGATTTTCACCACCTCGTATTCCAACGAAGTTGTGCGTCGTGGCGCGTCCGTCGAGGTTCCGCTCATCGCAAACCTCACCGCGACCACCTTCGCTGACTCTTACGAGGCAGACGGCGGCACGATGAACAAAGTCACGATCAACGTGGACACCCACCGCATCGTCACCGTTTCGCTGTCCGACACCGAGTATTCCAAATCCTCGGCTGCAGAGATCACGAAGTTCGCCACCCAGCAGGGCAAAGCCCTCGCGCAGTCGGTGCTGACTTCATTCTACAACCTCTTCGTCACCACGGCTGGCAGCGCCGCGCAGTATAGCGCCACGCTCACCAACCTCTCGGCCTTCACGATCACCAACGCCCGCGCCCTCCGCAAAGCGTTGAGCGACGAGAAAGCCCCGCTGACCGACCGCGCCCTCATCCTCAACACCACGCTTTACGACAGCCTCCTGTCCCAGAGCGGCCTGTTGGATGCCTCGCAGTTTGGTGGCCGTGACGTGATCTCGGAAGGCCGCGTGCCCCGCATCTTGGGCATGAATGCTTACGAGTCGCTCATCCTGCCGACCAACAGCATCAGCTTGGCTGCTATGGCCGTTCACCCGAACGCCGCCGCCATCGCCGTCCGCGCCCTTGAACCGCAGGCTCCCAGCGAGTATCTCGCCGCGACCGTGGTCAACGATCCGCAGAGTGGTCTTACTTTGGGGTATCGCCGGCATTACAACCCAAGTTCGGGCAAGCATTACGTTTCCTTCGAATGCGTCTTCGGATGCAGCCGCGCGATCACGGGTGCCGCGAAATTGGCTCTCGGAGCGTAGTTCGTCTCCATCTCCCAACCGCAACACGGAGCCCCCGGCACACGCCGGGGGTTTTCGTTTGTCCGGTTGACAGCGGCGCACCCGCCGAGATGGAGAAACAAAGCCCGCGCGAGCAGATCGCGCTTTGCGTCATCGTCGGCAACGAACCCAAACGGCTTGACCGTTGCTTGACTCAATTTGCCCCCGCCGTCAGCGAGATGGT